ATGTGACCGAGCCGAAACAGACCAAAACAGCCGACTCGGCTGAAGTGGTCCGAATCGGCGAAGAGTCGAAACAGACCAAAACCGCCGAGTCCCTTCTTTATTCTAAGAAAGAAACCCCCTATGTAACTCTTCCTACGGAAGAGATTACATGCCCCCCCAGCGAATCGGAGCCGACCCCGGCCAAGGATGAGCGCAAGGCGCCTTTCGGAAAAGCCGCGATGCTGGCCGACAACCCGCACGGGCTCGATGAATCCCTGATCTCTGATTACTTGGCGGTCCGCAAATCCAAGGGCGCCCCAATGAGCTCCCGGGTTTGGACGCGCTTGAACGACAAGCTTCGCCAGTGCCTGACCTTCGGTATCCAGCCTGCCCAGGTCATGGAAATCGTCATCGAGAGCGGATGGCGCAGCTTCGAGGTGGAATGGATCACCAAGCGATTCGCCGCCAAATCGCCCGCACAGGGCAAGCCAAACAGCCGTCATCACGGCTTCAACGACCGCGACTACCACGATGGCCTTATTCCACGGGAGGATGGCTCGTATGCGTTCTGAAAAAGTTGTCCACCTGTCGAGCATTGCCGGCCCGCAGGTCACCTCAATGGCCATGTGCGAAGAGCATGGACCGTATGAGGCAACCACTCACCAGGTGCTCAGCCACACCTTCCGCTCGCCGTGCCCAGGCTGCAAGGCCGCGCAGGTTGCCAAGACCCAGGCTGAAGACATCAAGCGTCAGCGCGTGGACCTGGCCTACAAGCTCGGTGATTCGTTGATCCCAAAGCGTTTCAAGGACAAGACCTTCGACAGCTACTCGGCAAGCAGCGAAGGCCAGCACAAGGCCAAGGCGCGCTGCGAGCGGTACGCCGCCGAGTTCGAAGCCAATCTGGCCTTGGGCCGCTGCCTGATCCTGGTGGGCAATCCCGGCACCGGCAAAACGCATCTGGGAGTGTCGATCGCCCAGGCAGTCATGGCCAACTCCACGCACACGGCTGCGTATCGGACTCTCGGCGGGATTTTGCAAGCCATCCGCGCCACGTTCGATGGCAGTTCCGGTCAGACCGAGGGGAGCATTCTTGATGCGCTGATTCGCCCGTCGCTGTTGGTCCTCGATGAGGTCGGAGCGAGCAAGGAGGCCCCGAGCGATTTCGAACTGAGCCGGCTTTTCTCGATCATCAATGGCCGTTACGAGCGGATGCTGCCGACCATCGTGATTTCCAACCTCGGTGCGAAAGAGCTCCCGGCCGCGATGGGCGAGCGATCGGCTGACCGGTTGCGGGAGGGCGGTGGCATTGTCCTGCCGTTCGATTGGTCATCCCACCGTGGCCGGGAGGGCATCTGATGCGCCAGTCCAAACTGACCAAGGCCGCTCGCGGTCGGGAATGCCAGGTACGCATTCCGGGTGTCTGCAACGGCAACCCCGAAACCACCGTCCTCGCGCATTACCGCCTGGCTGGTACCTGCGGCGTCGGCAAGAAACCGCACGACCTGCAGGGCGCTTGGTGCTGCAGCGCTTGCCACGACGCCTGCGATGGGCGCAGCCGGGCCGTGGACCGCGATACCGCCCGCCAGTACCACGCCGAGGGCGTCATGCGCACCCAGGCGCTGCTGCTGAACGAGGGAGTGCTGATCGCATGAATGCTCCCGCCCTTCGCCCGTTCAAGGCCAAGCCGGCCCGCGCCAAGCCCGTCGACCGGGAAGGGCAGGAGCAGGCCGCGCTGATGCAGGAGCTGCAGCTGCGCTACCCACAGGCCTACAAGTTGATCTACCACGTGCCTAACGGCGGGCACCGGGTCAAGGCCGTGGCTGCCAAGCTGAAGGGGCAGGGCGTGAAGGCTGGCGTTCCCGACCTGGTACTGCCCATGGCGCGCGGCCGCTACTTCGGTCTCTACATCGAGTTCAAGGCCATGCCGCCGTTCGATGCGCCGGTATCGCCCAGCCAAGACGCCTATCTGCAGGCGCTGGCCGGCCAAGGCTACCTGGCGATCGTATGCCGGGGCAGCATCGACGCTGTCGAAGCCATCCGCGCCTACCTGCTGCTGCCCGCCACGGTGGCTGCATGAGCGCGACCCGGGAAGTGAAGCTGAGCGAGGCCGAGGTGCGCCGGCAGGCCGCAGACAAGTCGGTGCGCGACCTGCGCGACCCGCGTCACCCCGGTCTGTACCTGCGTTTCTGGAGTAACCGCGAGCGCGGTACCTGGCACCTGGTACGCGGCAAGAAATGGGTGCCGGTCGCCCGGTGGCCCGAGCTGAGCGTGGCGGCGGTAATTGCCGAACTGCCCGCGCTGCGTCAGCGCCTGCTGCGCGACCCGGCCACCGCGCCGGTGGTGTCGGGCATGACCACCGTGGGGCAGCTGCTGGACTGGTACGGGGACCGCATGGCCCGTGACCGCTCCCTGTCGGCAAAGCGCAAGGCCGGCGCCCGATCCGCCATTGCCCAGCACCTGAAGCCGCGCCTGGATGACCTGGCTGTGCTCGAGGTGAATGCCGATGCTCTGGACAAGCACCTGATGTGGCCATGTCAGGCCGAAGTGTCATTGTCCTACCTGCGGCAGATGTTCGCGCTGCTGCTGACCGCGTTCCGCCAGGCCCTGCAGCTGGGGCTGATCGACCGGAACCCGATGGCCGGGATGCGCTTCAACGACTTCACCAAAGCCCGGATTCTGCCCAAGGCGGCGCGGCTGCGAGGCGTGCAGTTGCCCGAGCTGATGCAGCAGCTGGCCCAGGCCTTCGAGCAGGAGCCGGGGGACGCCATGCTGGCCCTGATGATGCTGGCCCACGGTACCCGGATCGGCGAGACCCGCATGGCGCGTTGGAGCGAGGTTTCCCTGGCCGCTGCCGAGTGGTTCATTCCTGCAGCCAACACCAAGACCCGCACCGAGCACCGCCTGCCCCTGACTACCCAGGTGGCGGCGCTGCTGACCCGGTACCGGACGATCCAGCAGGCCCGGGGCTATGAGGGCGTCTACCTGTTCCCGAACCGGCGCGGGCTGCCGCTGAGCGAAACCCAGGCGAGCATGGTGTTCACCCGACTGGGGCAGGGCGAGTGGACCAGCCACGACCTGCGCAAGGTGTCCCGCACGACCTGGACCGACCTGGGCATCGACGGCCACATCGGCGAAATGCTGCTGAACCACACGCTGGGCAAGATCGCCAGCACCTACATCCACACCCAGGCCATGCAGCAGCGCCGGGCAGCCCTGGAGAAGTGGCATACCTGGTTAGACGGCATCGGCTTCGGTGTCATTCACGGCCTTACCAAGGCCTTATCCGGAATTTCACAGAATTCGGCCCAGCCAGCGGAACACAAGGCGTCCAGCGACCTTACCGAATTTGTAATTAGCGAGGATTCAAAGCGATGAACAACAGCCAATTGATCGATAAAGCCCAAGCCATCTGCGGTTGTCTTTCCTACGACGACAGCACCCCGAATGGCAGCCCAAAGTCTGTGATCGCCGAACTCTGCCATCGTCTCGGCGAGCGCACAGTGCGCATCAAGAAGGAATTGGGCGGCTACACCATGACCACCCTTTACGGTCGCCAGCGTGCGCTTACCTGGAAAGAGGAAGTGATGTGGCGCCTTTTCGGTTGGCCACCACGGGGCTTCGAGGTGCTGGGCGAGGTGAGTGAGTGAGGAAGAGCCACGGCCCAGCCTTCAAGAAGGCCGTGATCGAGCTGGAAAAGTGCCCTTTGTGCCGTGGGAGAGCGGTCACTCAAGGTGTGTTTCACGAACTGCCGTGCGGCCACTGCCATGCCTCGGGCTTTGTGGCGGCTGCAACCGGCGAGGCCCTGGCCCTGGATGAACTGGTGACCCAGCTCAGCATGAGGCTTCGGGCCGCGCTCCAGCAGATCGAGCAGTTGAAGAAGCCTCTGGCCACCGGCCCGGGTGCGCATTATCAGGAAGGCAACCGGCTCGGCGCCGGGGGCAGCAACTACACCGGGGATTGAGGGGGAAGGACATGATTTACAGCAGCGTACTCGCGGCGGTCGTCTCGGCCCTGGCTGCAGAAGCGATCGACAATACCAGCAAGCAGGCTTGGCAGAAGCTATACGAGCCCGGCAGCGAAGACGGCCACGACATGGCTACCTTGAGCAGGTCGGTGGAGCGCGGCGAAATCAGCCGTATGGATGCTGACTGCTGGGTGTTCGCCAGGTTGCACAGCCAGCTGAAGCCACGGCACTGGGATGTCCTGGTGGCGAGGTTCAGCACGCACAAGGGGCGAAAGGTTCAGTCGATCAGTCGCCTGATCCCCATGGTTGCCTCCCATGCTCCGAAGCTGTTCATCACCAGTGCAGTGACGGCTTGGGCGATCCCGAAGATGAAGGGCGCCGAGGGAAAGCGGTCGAGCGACATGATCGTGTTGCCAGCTCAGTTCTACGATATCAACCGGTGGGACCCGGATGCTCGTCCTGAGCGAACTCGCCGCCGCTGGAGGAAGGACATTGAGGACGTGCTTAAGCAGATGGCCGAGGAAGCACTGGAGGCTGCGGCCGACATTCTGAGCTACGAAGGTCGTTCGCTGGAAAATGTCGCTTGACATCAAATGGCCGCATGGCCGATTATTTCCCCATCCTGTCATTCCTGCGCACGTTGAGGACTGACCATCAAAAGCCCAGCCATAGAGCTGGGCTTCTTCGTTTCAGGGATTTACTTGAGGTGGGGCCAGACTGGTAAAATTTGCGTCCCTTGAACCTTGAGATGGATCTTATGCGACAGTTTTTGGCAATGACTTTTGGGGGGCTAACCCCGAGCTACTATGCTCGGCAGTTGTTCTTCGGCGCGCTGTTTGCGGCCTTTTTCATTTACATGAAATCACGCGCTCCACTAGGGATTGATTTCGCAACGGTAGCCATTTCGGTGGTGAGTACCTTGCTGTATCCATATTCTCGTTTTGTGTACGAGAGCGTGGTGGGCTTCATCATGGGCCGCAACATGTTCGTCGTGAATGCGCTCCTGATGCTGTTTGTCAAAGTGCTGACGATGTTCGTGTGCTGGTTCTTGGCGATCTTCATCGCACCAATGGGGTTGCTGTACCTCTACTGGCATCACAGTAGGCAGCCGTCCAACTAAATCCTCCGAGCCCGGCTATGAAGCCGGGCTTTGTCGTTTCGAGCCCTGGCAAATGCTGGGGCTTTTTTATGGAGCAGTGCTTATGGCCGAGCCAAGTACCGGCGCCCTCGCAGTGACCGGCGTACTTGCCAGCGTCGGCCTGGGTGCTGCATTCCCCCAGCTGGATCTCGCCGCACTGGTCGGCGCGTTCGGTGGGGCTTTCTTCTACGTGGTGTTCGCGAAGGACATCAGCACCTGGCGCCGTGTCGGCTACCTACTGGCTGGTTGGATTGGTGGCTACTTTGGTGCAGCTGAACTTATGGGCCGGGCCTGGACCCAGACCGCTGGGTTCAGTGCATTCGTATGCGGCGTGCTCTGCGTCGTCACATTCTCTGGCTTGCTGGAGTGGATGCAGACCGGTCGCATGCCTACCTGGCTGCAATGGGTCTTCCGTCTGCGTGCCAGGAAGGAGGGTTGAATGGTTGCCGTTATTCAGGCCGCGCTCTGCGCCGTCATCTTCGTGATGATTGGGCTGCGCTACCGGCCATACCCCGATGCTCGCTACAAGCTGAGTGTGTCGCTCATGGCGTGGGCTGCCTGCGCCGTGACCGGCATGCAGTGTGTCAGCCTCATCGGCCGGATGGTATTGCACGATGACTTTGCTGATGCTTCCTGGTTCAACACTGCGTTCTACCTGCTGGCCGCCATCTTGGTGTGCAGGGCTAAGGGCAACGTGGCCAAGATCGTGCGGGTGGACTGATGGCGTGCCAAGGATGTGCCGCCCGGCGCGAATGGATCAACAAGTGGATGAAGGTGGCCCGTGAACGAGCAAGCAATCTCTTTGCTCCAGCAGATCCTGGACCAGCAGCAGAAGCAGACCAACCTGCTCGAGCAGATCGCGATCCAGAACCTGGCGCTGATCGAAGCTCTGGCCGATGAAGGCGCCGATCCTGACGCACCGCCGAAGAACTACCTGAGTGGCGAGCCATGCCGTTGAGACCCCAGCGCCCTTGCCGAGCCCAGGGTTGCCGATCACTGCACCGCAACGCCAATGGATACTGTGACGGGCACGCCGCTCTGGCTGCCGAGCAGGCCAAGGCATGGGCTACTCGTAAGGGGTCGGGCCGAGGTGGCCGCCCCTGGCGCCGCATCCGTGATCGGATCTTGAAGCGCGACCAGTACCTCTGCCGATGTGATGACTGCCTCAGGCTCGGGAGGATTCGCGAAGCGCATGAGGTCGACCACATCGTGGCCCTGGCCCACGGCGGCACTGACGATGATCACAACCTCCGGGCGATCAACCGTGACTGCCACAAGGCGAAGACGCGGCGGGAGTCGAAATTGATCAAAAAATGATCGAAAACGGCGAAAAATGAGACTAAATCGCATCTGTGGGAGGGGGAGGGTTGAAAGTTCAGGCCCTTTCGCTCGGACACCGCGCCCTCAGTCGTTTTTTTACACCCGCGAAATTAAAAATTCAGGAGTTGCGCGATGGGAGGCACCGCCACGGTCGCCGGCCGTGGTCGCAAACC